TCAGAACAGGGTCAAAACCAGCAACAGGACCAGAAGCAGTGGCATTAGCACCAAATGCTCCAGTTGTAGCAGGGTTACCAGTTGGTTGACCAGCAGCATTGCCAGACATTGTTGGCGTTTCCATCAGGTTAATACCTGTGTTAAACGCGTTTTCTTCTCTTAAAAACTTTTCTTGGTTTTCTAGCAGGACAGCAGTAACAGCTCTTCTATGTGAATCCTTGATTCCATCAAGACCTTCATAGTCCAGGAGAGGTGCCCACTTTTCCTGCAGATGTTCAGATTGGAACATTTGCTTTACCTAAAGGGGATTGTTTACAGTTTGAATTAATATTAAATTCAGTTTTGCTTGAAAGCACCCAGGCTTCTCAGATAGGTTTCCATTGTTGAGGAGACCTCAGCATTGGTGCTATCTACACCCTCAGAGAGAGTTTGAGCAGATTGGGTCTTTGCAGCAGGAGCTGTTCTGGAGAAGTACGACTCCTTCAGAGTTTCCAGCTTTTCACGATATTCTTCTTCACTTTCAAACTCCACACTTTCAGCAAGTGAGGCGAGCTTCTCCTTCTGGGTCTCAGCAAGACCTGAGGAAACTTGAGTCAGAACATCTTGAGCAGAAGACTCAGCGAGTCTCTTGTTCAAACCAATGTTCTTATCAATTTGCTCATTGAGCTTGGTTTCCATATCATCAAGTTTTTCTACCATGCTTTCCAGCACATCATATTTGTCTTCAGGGATAGTTACATAATGTTCTTCAAAAAGACTCTTCATGCCTGAGAGGAAACTCTCAGTCATTTCAGATTTAATTCCATGTTCTACTGCCAGTTCATTCTCAGTCATCCACTCTTCGCAGACATACTCAAGATAGGCATCTACTCTTTCTTGAAGTGAGGTCTTGAGTTCTTCTCTTGCCTCATCAAGTTGAGCAGCATACTGGGATTCCAGGACATCCTGGATTTCCTTTACTTTTGAATTCAGAGCAGCTTCAAAGACAACCTTTGCTTTCTCTCTGAACTCCTCGGAGAGTTCTTCACCACCAAGGAGAGCATTGACATCTTCGTCCATGTCATATGCTTCAGTTGTTTCTTCTGATTCAGCAACTACTTCATCAGTAGAAACTTCTTCTTCTGCTACAACTTCTTCCTCAGTTGCTTCTGTTTCTTCTTTAGACATTTTAGTCATGCCATCTGCTTTCTTGGCACCCTTGTTGACTACATCAGCCACTGTTTTAATTTTGGGTTCCTTAAGTTTAGCAGAATCATCATCTGGCCTATAATTTTCTGGTGAAGGACCACCAAGATCCTCATAAGTGCCAGCTAATGATGAATCCATTGGGTCTCCAGCTTTAGCACCAGAGTTTACCGCAGTTTTGGATTGTGCTGTCTTTACTTCCATTTCTTGTAGATCTCCACGAGACATTTTTAAAACTCTCCGATTGCCTGTTTTAAACTATATTTATTTATAAATTAAAACCTTTGATATCAAAGGTTATTCAAGAAGTTATTGAAAACTTCTAATTTTTTCTCATCTAGTTGTTTTTGATCAACCAGAGTATTAATTTCTTTGTATGTTTTAGCAGCAAGATTTTCTCTTAAGATACCACCATCCCATACCCATTCCTTACCTTCCATAATGCCTTCAACAAAAGCATCAGGAGCAGATGGATCTGCAACAATGTCAGCAGCGGTTGCTAACATGAAGTCATCACCAACAATGTTTACTCCTTCTCTTGTTGGTTTCAATGAACCAATACCTCTAGATGAAACACCCAGTTTTACACCCTCATCAATAAGGTTTTGTGCAATCTTACCCATTGGTGTACCAAGGAGTTTGGCTTTACCAATGAAATTTGAACCACTTTCTCTAAGTGATACAATCTTGTGGGATACTCTATCAAGATTGACAGTAGGACCTTCTGGGTGACCCAGTTCTCCTAATGCTCTTCCTGATTTAACATGGTTTTCATTGTATCTTTGAACTTCCTTTCTCAGGACGCTCATAGGATACATTCTACCATTTCTGTTTTGAAGGTCTCCTTGTAGAAAGATTCCTTCAATAAACATTGACTTCTTTCCACCAACAGATTCTACAATGAAGTCAACAGATTCTATTTCTTCTCTGATAAGTTTCATTTGTGACCTCAAGAGACTTGAACTTGTTGTACGAACGCTTTGCCACCACTGGCAGCAGTTCTTAGTGATACTTTAAATGACCTTCTTAGGTCAGCATATGGTCCAGTAAATGCAGTAGCAATACCAGATGAATCATTATTCACCACAATTTTTGTGCTAAAGAATCCACCAACACCACTTGATGTATCAATAGAACTGATAATTTTATGACTGAAATTATAATAGGTTTGATTACCACTCACAGTGAGTGTGACTGCATCTCCTAAACCAAATGGTGAACCTGTTCCTTCAGGAAATTGGAGTGTTGTTTGAGCACCAGTAGTGATGCCTACAACTCTTTGAGATGCAACAGGACCAAGACTAATCTTTTCATCACCACCAGATATACCAATGTAAATGTCAGTTGTTGCAGCAGTGGGATTAGTACCAATTGCAACATGACATCCAGCACCTTCAGCAACAATTCTGAGAGTATCAGTTTGTTGAGAAATTGCAGTGGTTGAGGTTGCTCCAGTCCCAGTTGTTATTGTTTGATTAGATCCAACTGCTTTTAATGCGCTCGCCATTCTTTTAATTACAATAGTACCTGATAATGTATTTAGTTCTCTTCTTCTTCTGGTGTTTCTACCTCTTGTTCAACCTCAGCAGTTACTTCAGGTTGTTCACCATCAAAAACAGAGTTCATGATATTAGGAGTAGCAGTATTTACTTTTTCTGCTGTCCTAGCATATAGCATGTCTTTGATTGCATCACTAATTTGTGTAGGTGAATCATCCTTCACCAAAAGATCCATTAAATCGTCCATTTTATGTAAGTTACAATAAGTTTATTTATATTTCCCCACCAGTGGGAGTTTCAAAATCAGTTTCATCTATCTCTGGAGATTGAGGAGTTGCACCCATCAAACCACCAGTTGTGTCACCAGGAACTGGTTGACCAGTAGCAGGATCAACAGGCATTTGACTAGGGTCAGGGATAATTCCATCCTTGATTTCCTTTTCAATCAACTCATCTTGCTCAATAATCTCATGATCAGTTTGGCGAAGAATCTTACGTCTTACATAATCATTAGAGTAATACTTACCAACATATGGTTCAGCAAGAGCTGCAAGATTAATTCTTTCTGTAGTAAGTTCTGCCTCTTTAAGTTCAGCAAAGTGATTGTCATAAAGGAAATCATACTGAATATGATCAGACATTAATTCCCAATCTTCTGGGGTGCAGACATTCTTCAGAAGAAGTTGTGTCTTGAGAAGATCCTGGAACATATGAGAAAATCTCTTTCTCATTCTTCCAACAAACTTGGAAAACTTAATCTCATCTCTTAAAATTTCAGATGATCTTCCCAGAGAGAAACCACCTTCTCCACCAACTCTTGTTTCAGGAACATTTAATGATCTGTAGAGTTTCTTCTGAAAATAGTTAATGTCAGTAATCTCACCAAGGTTTTGACCACCTGGAAGTGTAGTGATTTCAGTGCCTCTACCACCTTCTCTTCTAGGTAACCAAAAGTCCTCCATCATAGACATGTGCTTTTTATCATCTCTGATTTCACCAGTGTTGGAATCATATACCAACTTATTTCTATAACGCATCATCACATCACGCAGGTATTGTTCTGCCTTTACTTTGGGTAGATTACCAACATCAATATAAAAAATTCTTCTTTCAGGTGCTCTTGAAAGTCTATAGATGACAAGGGAGTCCTCAATCATCATCAACTGATTTAGAGGTTTGATTGCTTTGTGTAACCAGGAAAGAGTTGATCCTTTGTTTCTATCAACTAGTCCTGATGTACAATAGCAAATAGAATCTCTAGTAAGTTTTACACCACCACTTGCTTGCTGTGTTCCATAACCAGTTTTCTTTCCACCATCTGTATATACAAAATATTCTTCAATTGGTGGGAATGCATATTGGTCAGCAGCATTTTGCTGTCTTTGAAAAGTTCCATCACCTTTTTTCTGAATGATTTGACGAATATAACGCATCTTGGATGCATCAATGTATCTCAATTCTTGGATACCAGCTTCTGGGTTTTTCTGATCAATTACTTTATTGTAATATAATCTTCCATCAATATACCAATTTCTAAAAATTTCATGTGCCTTAGTGTCAAAATCAAGCAAGTCAAGAATATATCTAAACTCTTCTCTAATTTTTTTCTTAATGCCATCACTAGCATTTAAATTAGAAAGTTCAAGCTCAACAGGTGAATCATTTGTATCAGCAACAATTGCTTCATTTACAACATCTTCAATAGCGCTATCACACTCAGGATATAATGACATAGACCTATATCTTCTGATAAGATCATTTTCATTTTTATAAATTCCCTCAATATCTACATAAG